ATCAGTTAGTTTACCCTGCTGTTCAATCAGATTTATGACAGCTAACTTTCTTTCCTGTAGATTAATCTGGTATTTATACTGTTTCTCAATAAAAAGAATCTGTTCTTCATCAAGTCCGCCAGTTGCATCTTTTCGATATCTGGCAATGAAAGGTACCGTTCCACCTTCCTTTAAAATCTCTAAGGTAGCTTCAATCTGTTTTGAAGCAACCTTAAGCTGGGATGCAATTTCTTTAATAATAGGTAATTCCATATCATTTTTCCTTTCCGCATCAAATGTCGTAACTGACACTTGCAGTCGCTTATGTATTATAGCATACTTTTTGCATGGCTAAAAATAGTGTATGCATTAATCGATAAAAAAGAATGATTGTAATAGATCATTCAGTTTTACGGTATGGTGCGGATGGAGGGAGCAGATTTTAGTCGGTTCATAGCGGTTAACAGTGGTTTATAAGGGTTTTATAGGGCTGTAAGTGGCTTTAAACGGCTGATGCCGGTACCTCGTTCCAAATTATATGTACCTAAAGTGTACCTAAACCGTCCAGTGAATCGATCAGCTCATCCATCTTCGACTTGTAGAAATGCGAATAAATATCCAGTGTCATTGATATTGTCGAATGCCCCAGATATTTACTGACCAGAGTGATGTTGGCTCCGTGGTTTATCAGAAGCGAGGCGCAGGAGTGCCTCAGATCATGAATGCGGATATTCTTAACTCCGGACAGCCGGACATATTTGTTCTTGGCCTTCTGAATATTGCTTTCCGGCATTGCCCTTAATCCGCCGAAAACATACCAGTTATCACTGAATCCATCATATGTGGAATAATATTCTTTAAGCGTTTTCAAGGCGTTTAGAGGCACGTTTGCAAGAGGCAGGGTTCTGACACTGCCTTTTGTCTTAGGAGTGGTAACCAGGTAGTTTCCCTGGCCATCTCTCATTTTAGTTGTGACTGTCTTGTTTATTCTGACTTCCTTTGCTTTAAAGTCAATATCAGACCATAAAAGGGCGTTTGCCTCGCCGGATCTGAGCCCGTTGTAAAAAAGCAGAATGAAGAACGTCCGGAATCTTAAATCATCGACAGCAGATATAAACTGGGTAAACTCCTCGAATGTGTAGAAGTTCATCTCCTGTCTCACAGCCGACTTGTCCGCATATCTTTCGAACCTGTCAGGAATATTTGTTTTTACGTTGAAATAAAGATCGGCGAACTTACAAAGTGATTTTAAAGTTACTAAAATGTTGTTTTTGTAGGAAACCGAAAAGTCTCTGCCGTCTAGATATTTTCTCAGCCGCTGATAATCCTGAACGGTCATCCTGTCAATTTCAACATCTTCGAGAACGGAAAGAATATGATCAACCTGCTGCTGCAGCTTTTTATAGCCGGTCGGCTTAAGAACACTTTCCTTCTGATTCAGAAGCGTTTCGGCGACAATTCCGAAGGTGACTTTTTCAGCTGCCGTCTCATCGGCGGAGAGCAGCAGAAGACTTTCGGCTTTCTCAGCCTCTCTCTTTGTGGCGAAAAGTCTGGATCTGTATCTTCTTGTTCTGCCGTTTACGGTTATCTGCTTCGAGTAGTACCATTGTCTGCCATCTTTGGTTTTGGTTTTTGATTTGTAGGTTGGCATTTATTTGTCACCTTTGTTTCTGCTTTGAATATATCTTGCATAGTCGGTTAAATCTTCTATATCTTGTTTTGTAAATTCATAATTTTCTACAAATTCTTTATAAAAAAAATAAAACTTATCGCCTTTGTGTAATGTATAAACTTTATCGTTAGAATCATTGATGTTTTGCCAACCCACAATCCACTCTGGAGTAACATCTAAAACTTTAGCAAATTCTTTTAGTTTTCTCACATCTAATCTATCAATCATCCCGTTTTCGTATCTGCTAATAGTAGAGTGATGCAAATCAACCAGTTCGCCCAATTGAGCCATAGTTAAACCTTTATCTTTTCTTGCTTGTTTTAATCTTTTGCCTATATCAATTTTTTGTTGTTTTAACATATCTTAATCACCCTTTCCAAATAAATTGTAAATTATTTTATTGATTTACGCAAATTATTTATTATTTTTAATAAAAAATGTGCGAAAATGCTTGATTTTAGTAATTTTAAGATTTATAATAAAAATGTGCATAAAAGCACAAAAGAAAGGAGAAGTATGAAAATTAACAAATTGAAAGCCAAAATGATAGAATACGGGTATACCCAGGAAGATGTGGCAAAAGAACTATCTATGTCAAATTCAACGTTAAATTTAAGAATAATGGAGCGTGTTGATTTTAAATTGACTGAATTAGTTAAATTAAAAGAATTACTTAGTTTAACGGATGATGAGGCAATAGATATTTTTTTTACAAACGAATGTGCATAAACGCACAAGAGAGCAACAGCGGTAATTACTGTGAGCAATTTACCCACACACCCTACCAATTACACCCGCAACATCAAACGTTGCTTAAAACGGCTCTAAATCGTTCGTAGAAAGGAAGTGAAAAATGAGCAAATTCACTTATCAGGAACAAATGGCGATACTTGAAAAAGCCTATGTATCAGTTGCCGATATTAAAAAACTGGTGCCAATGGGCGAAAAGCAAGCATATGCACTGGTTAACGAAATCTTGGAAGATATGGAATCTAATAATATTCCCATCTTCAAATGTAGGCCAAAATTAGTGCCTACCAAATATGTTATTGAAAAACTGAAAATTGATGTTCGCCACATAAAGAGGATGGCGAAGTAGAGAAAAGAGAGGAAAAAACTATGAAAGCTAAAGAACTATTTGAAAAAGAAGGATGGAAGCAAACAAGCGTTTCTAAAAATCAAATTATTTATCAATATGGAAATGTATCTATAACTTTTAACAGATGCTTATTATCGCCAATGATAACATACAACAATATTGATAAATTTGTTGAGGCAAATAAAATGTTAGGAGCAGAAAATACGCTTAATTTCTGCTTATCGAAAGAAGAACTGCAGGCTATACTGCTTCAGTTAGAAGAATTAAATCAATAGCACATTTTTTGGTGTGTTTTTTTGTTGAGAAAGGAGCATAAATGAAAACTCCAACTAAAGAACAATGGCTAAAAGCCAGAACAAAGGGAATAGGCTCAAGTGATGTAGCAGCAGTGTTAGGCATAAGCCCGTTTAAAACCAATATAGAACTCTGGGAAGAGAAAATGGGTCTAAGAGAAGCTGAAGACATATCCGAACTTGATTATGTCAAAAACGGAACATTCAGCGAAGCACCATTAAGAGAGCTATTCAGAATAGACTATCCGGAATATGAAGTTGAATACAGAGAAAACTTCATAATGGTAAGTCCGACACATAGTTTTGTTCGATGCAGTCCAGATAGTCTCTTAACTGAAAAAGAAACCGGAAGAAAAGGCTTCTTAGAGATTAAGAGAGTAGAGATTAGAAACGGGAATCAGTACAGCCAGTGGGCAAATAACCAGATTCCTAATCACTACTACACACAGACACTCCAATACTTTTTATCTAATCCGGATATTGAGTTTGGCTATCTGAGAGCTTATATCTTACGTTTCTTCAATGACAAAGTCATAAGGGAAGTAAGAGACTACAAAATAGCAAACAGTCGTTCAGATCTAAAAGATGACCTTGATTATCTGCTGCAAGAAGAAATCAAATTCTGGAACTACATTGAAAAAGGTGTCAGACCACCTAAAATATTACACATTTAAAAAAGAAAGGACAAAAAAATGAGTAAAACAAAATTTGAACTGGTGGTATCTCCAATTGAACAGATACCAAGCCTGACTTCCAACATTGATGAGCTGAAAAGTGTGCTGGAAGTCAGTTTAAAGAAATATCAGAACCTTGTGGTTACTGAAGATGCTATCAGCGATGCCAAGAGCGATAGAGCAAATCTAAACAAACTGAAGAAATCTATTGCTGATGAACGTATCGCTCAGAAGAAAATGTTTCTTGCTCCGTTCGAAGAGTTCGAAACCAAATGCAAGGAAGTTGAGAAACTGATCAACGATACATCATCAAGCATTGATGTTCAAATCAAGGCATTTGATGAAATGGAAAAAGAAGCAAAAAGAAAAGAAATTGAATTTATCTACATCCAAAATATTGGCGATTATTCAAAGCTGATTCCGTTAGCAAAAATCTATGACAGCAAATGGGAAAACAAGACTTTCAAACTTAAAGATGTTGAAGATGCTATCAAGTACATCAAAGGAAGTGCTGACATTCACTTAAAACAAATTGAAGAGCTGGGAAGTGAATTTACACAGCAGCTTAAAGACAAATATTTTGAAACTTTAGATATTACTTCAGTTCTGGCTGAAAACACCAGACTGATTCAACAGAAGAAATACTTGGAAGAACTGAAGGCAAAGGAAGAAGCTGAAAGAGCAGCAAGAGAAAATGTACAGCCGGTAACAAGAAAGCAGCTTGCGGGTATGGTCGCCGAAGCAATCAGCGAGATGGACAATGAGCCATCAGAAGAAGAAGTTGATGAAATGCTTGCTGATCAGGAAACTATATCAATCGTGTTCCGAGTTGAATGCACAAGAGAGCAGCTGAAAGCTTTAGGAAAATATATGCAAGAAAATGGCATTAGATACGGGAGAGCATGATTATGACAGTAGCAAATAGTTTAACCAAAAAGCCACAATTTCAGGTGGTAATCAAATCAGAAGCAGTTCAAAAAAATATAATGAGTACTTTAGGCAGTGCTACAAGAGCTAAATCATTTACAGCATCAATTATCAGTGCTGTATCTACAAATCCGGATCTGCAGCAGTGTGATGCTTACACAATTATCAGCGCTGCTTTATTAGGTGAAAGCCTGAAGCTGTCACCAAGCCCACAGCTTGGCCAGTACTACATGGTGCCATTTGCCAACAAAAACAAACCTTTCCCAGATGCACAATTCATTCTGGGCTACAAGGGTTATATTCAGCTGGCTATCCGTTCTGGCCAGTACAAAAGAATCAATGTTCTTGCCATTAAAAAGGATGAGCTAATAAGTTATAACCCTTTAGATGAAGAAATCAATGTGAATTTAATTGATGATGAAGTCGAAAGAGAAAATGCTGAAACGATCGGCTATTATGCGATGTTTGAACTCGTTAATGGCTTCAGAAAGTCTCTTTACTGGAGCAGAGGAAAAATGGAAAGCCATGCTCTTCAGTATTCAAAAGGCTACAGAGCCAAAAAAGGATACACATATTGGGAAAACGATTTTGACGGAATGGCTTTCAAAACCATGCTTAGACAGCTTTTAAGCAGATGGGGTGTACTGAGCATTGAAATGCAGAAGGCACTTGAAGCCGACATGGCAATCATCAAAGAAGATGGCAGCTATGACTATGCAGACAATGGACCGGATCCTGCTGCTGAAAGAGTGGCAAATACTTTAGTCAAACCAGAAGTGGCTGAAGCTGAAGTTGTAGAAGAAAATATTGAAGATTCATTTTTCAAAAATGCAAGTCTTTAGAAAGGAAAACAGCAATGATAAACAATGTTGTACTTATCGGCAGACTGACAAAGGACATCGAGCTCAAGGTTACTCCATCAGGAAACTATGTCTGCTCATTCCATCTTGCAGTCAGCCGAAGAAAATCAAAAGAGGATAAGAATACACCGGATGCTGACTTCATACCGTGTGTGGCATGGAACAAGACAGCCGAAGTACTAAGTACATATACAAGCAAAGGCTCACAGATTGGAGTCGAGGGAAGAATCCAGACAAGAAACTACGATGATCCTAACATTCCAGGAAAAAAAGTCTATGTAACGGAAGTGATTGTCGGTTCAATCTGCCTGCTTGAAAGCAAGAAAGAAAAAGCAGCTGAGCCAGTCTATGAATCATACGAGCCAGCAGATATCACAAGTGACGACTTGCCGTTCTGATGAATAACAAAATAGTCAAAGTCGGGAAGATAGAAAGCATACTTCAAAGGCTGTTTGCTTTAGATAGAGAGAAAACCTATGAAATCTCTATCAAGGAATACAAGCCGAAAAGAAGTCTGAATGCAAACAACTACTACTGGCTGCTGGTGAATCAGATTGCTGCAGCAATGAAGATGTCAAATGATGATGTTCATTTCCGGATGCTGAAAGACTATGGAACCTGTGAGATGTTTACAGCCCTGAATGAGGTAGATGTAAGCAAATACTTCAAGTAT